CGATCCTGGGGCGTCTGGAACAGCTTCTCTTGCAGGTAGCGGGACTGCGCCACCTCGTGAGCGGCGGCGAGGTCTTCGAGGCCAGTCGGGGGCTCGTAGTCGCCCTCTTCGACCATCTTGTCCAAGATCGCCTCGACGTAATCGCGAGAGGCGTTCACGAGGTCCAGAAACCCGTCAACGTCGGGAATCTGCTCCAGGCGCATCGACGTGCCCTTGCTGATCTTCCCCTGCGCGTACCAGGTGTCGATCTGCTTCTGGCGCGTGGCCATGTCCTTGGACAGTCGGCCGACGGGGAAGGGACGGAGGCTGTAGCTGGACTTGGCGATCTGCACCTCGTTCCACTTGATCTCCTGGACCTGGCGACCGGGGAGCTTGACCGACGGCTTGCAAGTCTCGCCCTCTTCGATCAGCAGCATGCCGAGGCACACCACGAAGTCCTCAAGGCCCTGGAGCTGGGGAAGGTGGGCGGCGTCATCGACAATCTCCGCCTTCTCGATCGCCACGCCCGACAGCTCACGGCGGGGAACGCCCATCGTCGCCTGGTCGTTCATCCGGAACAGCTCCTTGATGCGCCGGATGTTCTGCTCGAGGTCCGTTGCTTGGTCAGCACCGATGGACGTCGGGAAGATGAACTTGGGCTCCGTGCCCGTGTAGTTCACGATGCCGTTCGACTTGTCCCCGAGGCTGCCCGGGTTCACGTTGGAGCCAGCGGCGAGCAGGATGCGGGGCCAAGCGGCGCGGCGCTTGTTCTCCCACATCGCGGCCATGGTCCGGTCCACCTCGCGCTGCAGGCCAAGCGCCATCTCCGGCATGCCCATACCGAACCAGGACGTCGACACCTGCTTGAACGTCAGCTTGGCGATCGGGAACGTGCTGCGCGTCCACTCCTTGTCGACGATGACCGTGTCACCGACGGCCAGGACGTAACGCCCCTTGATCTTGCCCTTCGGCAGGCTCCACGCCTCACGCAGGCAGATGACGTTGGTGTAGTCGATGTCGCTGCCGAAGTAGAGCCCGGCTTCGACCTTGGGAGCGTTCTCGATCGCCGCCTTGGCCTCGGGGTTGTTCCCGTGGGCCAGGATCTGTTCGTCCTTGTTGGCGAAGATGCGGATGGCCAGGCGCATCGGACCACCCGCGTCACACTCCCGCTCGTTGATGACGATCTCGTCCTGGATCAGGCGGGTGACGCGCAGCCGCTTGGTGAGCGGGTCCGAGTCCACCTTCACGAACGCAGAGCCCCAGGTGCGCGCGTCCTCCCCGCACTGCTCGACGATGGGCCAGAGCTCCAGGTCGAAGAAGCAGGCGTCCAGCCAGCGGGAGAGCTTCTTGGCCTTCACCCGCGTCTTGTTGTCCCCGGCGATCGGGCAGACCTGGATGAACGGCCGCTCCTTGTAGACCCGAGCCCCCAGCGCGTCCGAGCACTGCTGGATCACGTTGTAGCGCGGAGCCTCGAACCGGGCCCGGCTGAACACGTTGGCCCGGGCGGGCCGAACCGTCGGCGAGTAGTTGAACGACGACGGGCCAGAGCTGCGGCCGGTCATGTAGCGGTAGTAGGTGAGGTTGTCCCAGCGCCACTGCCAGTTCATCGCCTCGATGCCGTTGCACCAGGCGGCGAGCTGCTTGCCCACGTCGGCGTCGGGTGCCGTCCACCAGGTCCGATCGGGGCCCTGGTTCTTGCGGCGGCGAGCCTCTTCGGTCTTCTGCTTGTCGACGTACATCAGTTCTGTTCGTCGTCGAGGCGAATGGGATGCAGCGTCAGGTCAGCGACGTCCAGCGGGCTGTCGTCGTCGGGGAACGGCGTGCCGGGGATGAGCGGGACCAGCGGTGGCGCTGCGGGCGGCAAGGGCGCGGCGCCGATGAAGTGCCCCGGCGACTCGCCCTTGAACGTCACGCGAAACCCGGCCTCGGTCACTTCCAAGCTCGCCACGTTGGGCGGCGCGTCCTTCAGGTCCGCGTAGAGTCGCTTGAGGCTTGGTCGGCGACGCTTGCTCACACGCTATGGGGATTTGTTGCTAACCCGGCCCCCCGTACCCGCTCCCGTCCTCGTGGCTGTCGTAGCCGTACTCGGCGGGGGGCGGGCGGAAGGCGGCGCGCCAGGCGTTCTCATCCATCAGGGGCGGGTTGATCTTTGGAGCGGCCGCGACGGCCTCGATGTACGCCGGCAATGCATAGGTTGCCGCGTCAGCAACGTCGGGGTGGATGACCGTGTCGTCCCACTCGTACCGACCCTCGGCCCGCATCTCCAGGTCGAACTTCGCCAGCTTGAGGTCGTGCTCCAGCGCGCTTCCCTTGAGCACGTGGGCGCGTCCTGTGGCCAGGAGGTCAGAGAGCCTGTCCACGCGCTGCTTGAGCGAGCCACGGCCCTTCTGGGCGGGTTCTATGACGAGTCCGTGCTCGATGAGAGCCACGTCGTCTGCGGTGGCCTGGGAGTCGGACGTGATCTTCACCGTCGTCTTGTAGTGCGTCACGAACTTGGTGAGGGCGGCGAGCCACTGAGACTTGACGGTGTAGGCGCCGCGGTCGGTGGTCCACTCCGCAACCTGCCAGAGGCCGACGGGGTTGTGGCTGCACCAGCCCCAGACGACGGCGGCGTAGCGGTCTGACGAGCTGGCGGGGTCGATGCCGATGGTGAACACGTTCACCTGCTCGGGCGGCATGACAGCGATCAGCTTGCCCGGCTTCAGGTCCAGGCCGATTGACCACGGAGCCGTGACACCGCTCCACGCGTTCCTGTCCGAGTAGCGGTAGGCCGTGGCGACGTTCGACCAGACCGGCGTGCCTTCCCAGTCGCGCTGGTACTCCGGGTCATCTCGTGTTCGGCCGGTGGCGTCGAGGTAGGCTTGCTGCTCGGCTGCCGGGTCCCGCAAGTGCGGGTTGTCGATCATGGCCCACGAGTGGGTGACGTAGCGGCCTGACCGGAACTGCTCCAGGGCAAAGCCGGCCTCGATGTCGGGCCAGGTCCCGCACAGCAGCATGCGACCGTCGCCCGAGTCGGACAGCGCCGGCGGGAGGATACGCAGCACGAGCTCGCGGAGCACCTTGGGGGACTGGCTCTGCTGCTCGTCGATCACGGCCAAGGACAGCCTGTTGCCCAGGATGGTCTGGACGTGGCGCATGTCGTCCGAGCCGCCGAACGAGCACACCGAGCCGTTGGGGAACGTGACCGTCTGGCGCGTCTTGTTGAGGACGTGCGGGATGCCCCGGCGCTCGAGCAGGGGCACCACGATTTCGCGGAGGATTACGTCCCAGGCGTGAGCCTTGGTCAGGCCGATGTAGATGCAGTTCCGGCGGGGCGCGGCGAGGGCATAGAGCACCAGGGCGAACGCTGCCGCGGTGGTCTTGCCCGACCGGCGAGACGTGAACCATGAGTGCCAGCGGTTCGGATTGTGGAGCAGGTCTCGAAGGGCGGCGGCTTGCTTGGCGTGGCCGTTCGCCAGCAGCTCGACGGTCAGCCCGGCCGGAGCGTCGTCTTCGATCAGCTCCAGGAGCTCGTCGAGGCCATCAAGGACCGGTGCCGCCATTGGCAGCCCGCCGTTGCCGTGCCTCTTCCAGCATCCCGTCCAGTAGCTTCTGGGCGAGCTGCTGGATTGCTGCGTCGTCGCTGGGCTTCTTGATCAGCCCGCACACCTTGAAGAACAACTCGGCGGCCTTGGTGTCCCCTGCCATGCCGGCGTCGAACATGCTGGTCAGGAGGTCGTTGGCGCGGGGAATCTGCTCGGCCTCGATGAGGGCGCGGAACTCCCGCTCTGCCTTCGACAGCGGGCCCATCATGTTGCGGCGTGGGTCGGGTCCGGGGCCGAAGGGCTTCAGATTCGCCACTGCTGCCTGAGAGACGCTCACGCTGCCGCCTCCAGCATCCGGGCCATCTGCGACAGCCCCATCCAGGGCCGGAACCGCAAGGTGTATCCCTTCGTCTCGGCCAGCTTCGGGAAGTTGCCGGCACCAGGGAGCTTGGTGACGATGAGCGGGGCTACCACCTCGCCTTTCTCCACCCCTGCCGCCTTCAGGAGCGCAGAGCCGATGCCGTGTCGGCGAAGGGCCTCCTTGACGTACAGGAACCCAACGACATGTGGGCCGTCGTGGATGACGTAGCCCAGAATCTCGTCCGGATCACCCTGTGGCGTGGCGACCAGCGTTGTGTAGGTCGCCAGCACGGGTTCGACCAGCAGGTTGAGGACTTCGGGCTGGAGCCCCGTTGCGTACGCGCTGTTGCGTACGAGGGTGCGCCTCATGCTGTCGAGCACGAAGGCTCTGTCCTGGGGCTTGAACGGGCGGATGGCGATGAGGGCGGGCATTGCCTCTTTGGGGGATTTGTTGCGCTTGCCCGAGTCGAGGACGGCCGCCGACGAACAGGGAGCGGAAGTCGAATCCGAACTGCGCACAGAACCGCTTGAGAGCTCGGCGCACCCTGAAGTGGTTGACGCGACAGGACCGCGCAGCCTCCCGCATGTAGCCCGAGTCGGCGAAGGCGATGATGAGGGTGCGGCCGCGGTACGTTGACGGGAGGTCATTGGCCTGCTGGGCCAGCCTACGGAACAGCACGGCGCGCGGGTCGTCGGCGATTGAGAGAGCCGGCGTCAGGTGATCTGCCGCCAGCGACACGAAGCCGGGACCGGCGGCGGATTCAGCCGGG